ATGTTGCATGACCCTTCTCAAGAAAAATTTGCGTTGGGGTGGTTAAAAAGAGTTAATTTTTTAAAAATAATCCATCAGAACTAAATACTAATAGGCTGTTGTTCTGTCAGCCGTAAAAGGAGAAATACTATGTATAAACAAAATTTTGTAGCAACTATTAAATGTAATGGAAGAATTTTGAGAGAACATGAAAATGATGTAGTATATTTACCATTTAATACTGAGTATAGTATCTTACTTAAGAATAAAGATAGTAGAAAGGCTTCAGTAAATATCGAAGTTGATGGAAAAGACGTTCTAAATGGTAATAGTTTAATAGTAAAAGGAAATGAGTCTCAAGAACTTAAAGGTTTTATGAGTGATATGAGTAATACAAATAGATTTAAATTCATTAATAAAACTGAAGATATTAGTAAATATAGAGGTGATAAAATTGATGATGGTTTAATTAAAGTATCGTTTCAGTTTGAAAAACATAAACCTGATCCAGTTATTATTAATAGTCCACAGTGGTATTATAATCCTGATATTCGTTATAGAGGTTTTGGAGATCAATATGGGTTTTCAAGTACAACCGTAAAATTTACAAGTAGTTCTAATTATTGTAATGCTGTAGTTACTGATTCATGCAATGATGGAATTACGGTTAAAGGAAGTAAAATTAACCAGAACTATAGTTATGGTAATATTGATTCACTTGAACCAAACATACACACTATAGTTTTACATTTAAAAGGTGAAACAATAAATAAAAAAGAAATTCATAAACCTATAACTATAAGATCTAAACTTAAATGTTCTACATGCGGTCGAGAGAATAAATCAATGAATAAGTTTTGTCATAATTGTGGAACCTTTTTAGATTAGTATGGAGATTATATGGCATACCTTTTTGAATTAATATCTGATTATAATATATTAAATAAAAAAATAAAAGAAATTAAAACTATTTTATCATTTAAACAAACTGATGATTTAGCAAAAGAATTATTTAATATTTTAGAATTAAAACAGACTAAACTTTTACATATCACGGAAGCTAATAATTTAAGTAAAATGAATGTTGGAGGTACAGAAATATCTGTATCTACAGTGATAATTATTAGAAATACAATAAAAGAAAAAATAGATTTGCTAACGAGTATGATAGATAATAAAGATTGTAATCTTGATAAAATAGAATTACAGAGACAAAGAGATAAGTACTATAGTGAGTATATATTACTAACAATGGGAATTAATAGGAATGACCTAACTGTTACTATAGAATAGGAGGTTAATATGAATTTTTTTACTAAGTTAATTTTTGATAAGATAGCAAAAAGTCTTGATGGTTATAAAACTACAATTGGTGGTGTTGGATTAGGTCTTTTAGCAATTATAGGTATTATAGGTCATTATTGGCCAGAATCAAGTTGTCCTTCAATGGAGTTGGATAAAGCTTTAGAAATGTTAGCAGCATCTTTTACTATTCTTGGGGTTGGTGGTAAAATGGAAAAGATTATTAAAAAATAGAGGTTATTATGGGAATTAAAATAATAGATAATATCGAGTTACCGAACCAATTTCAGATTTCTATTTCAGGAATATGGAATTGGTTTAGGAATAGGCGTATCAAAAATGATTTAAATAACATTAAAAAATGGGGGGAATATGGAGATTACGAGTTTACTACAATTACTGGTTGCACTTCCATCACTAGTGACAATGGTGAGGGAATTGATGAAGTTAGCAGAAGATACGATGGGTCCAGGAACTGGAGCGGAAAAAAAGAAAACGGTTCTTGAGAGTATAGCGGCAATTATTAATAATACCGAAATATGGACTAAAGTTCAAACAATGTTTTCAAAGTTAATTGATTTGATTGCTATATTTAAACCAAAAAACTAATTAATTGGAGAATTATAGATATGATTGTCTCTGTGCTAGGTAAAGCTAGATCGGGTAAAAATACATTTGCTGAAATATTAGCTGAAGAACTTTTTGATATAACTAAAAGAAAGTTTATTTTTATGGCTTTCGCTCATGAACTAAAACTTAGAGTACAGACTGAATTTGATCTAAGTTATGAACAATTATGGGGAAATCAAAAAGAAGCTCCAGATCATAGATACCCAAAAAATAATTCTAATAATATTTTTTGGGCGCCAAGAGAAATATTACAAGAATATGGTGAATTATATCGTAAGATAGACTATGATTTTTGGGTAAAATCTTTATTAAGACTTATAGATGAAAAAGAATATAAGAATGTAATAATAACAGATGTAAGATATCCAAATGAAGCAGATGCGATTACAAAAAGAAAAGGTTTTATTATAAAAGTAACCAGTGAAAGAGACGGTAAAGAACAGATACATGGTCAAGATCATATATCTGAAACAGCATTAGATAATTATGATAATATAGATTTTCATGTTACTAATGATGGTACTATTCAAGATTTAAGAATTACTGCTAAACAAGTAGCTAAATTTATAATAGATAGTCAGAAAATAAGGTGATTTAAATGACAACTCCATCTGGAGATATAGTACCTAGATCAAATGGAAGTGGTAAATTAGGAACAACTATAAAGAAGTGGCTGGAAGGTCACTTCTTTAATATTTTTGCTACTGGTGGTACCATTTCTGGCGTTAATATGATATCTGAAATTGGAGAAACTATTTCAGGTCCAGTAACTACTTCTGCTGGTATAGGTGATGCTATGAAACTTGCATCACTAGGAGTAGATGGTAAATTATCTTTGTCATTCATGCCTGATGGAGTAGCTGGAGAAATTGATAGTATAGCTACTTCATCTGGTTCTATAGATGCTGGAAAAATACCAGAATTAGATTTATTAGGTTTACTTGATTTATCATTTTTTCCTGAAGGAATAGGAGGTACTACTTTTTCAGGAGTAACTGTATCTTCTGGTGTAGTAGATGCTGGAAAAATTCCTGAATTAGGATCTACTGGTAAACTAGACTTATCTTTTCTTCCAGAATGGTTTGGAAATAGTGAAATATCAATGATTGTAGCATCAGAATCATTATCTGCAGGAGATATAGTAAATATTTATGAATATAATGGTCCAAAATGTAGAAAGGCATATGCTGGTTACTATGGAAAAGAAGCACATGGGTTTATTTCATTAGCAACAGAAAGTGGTACAACTACTCCAGTATATTACAATGGCATTAATTCAAATGTTTATGATTTAGTTCCAGGTAAACAATTTCTTTCAACTACAGTATCTGGATTTTGTACCTCAACTATACCATATGGTTCTGAGGTTGTTTTTCAAGTAGTTGGGTTTGCTACTTCTGCAACATCAATGATTTTTCAACGTGAAACTCCAATTGTATTGTCTTAAATATAATATTAATTTAATAAGGTAAATATTATGGCAAGTTCTAAACGTCCACTTTGTTTATATTCAACAATAATTAAAGAACTATTGGTGGGAGATTCTATAGCTATAGCAGGAGAATATAAACTTACTTATTCTTCAGCTATAAGTGTAGATTTTACTTCCTATGATATTCAATCAGTAGTATTAACTGGAAATACAGTATTTACTCTTAATAATATAGTAAACGGTAAACATTGTTCTTTAGTAGTTACACAAGATTCGGCGGGCAACAGAATAGCAACTTTTGCTAATACCATAAAATGGTATCAAGGTATAATTCCAACTTTATCTATAGCTAGTAGTATAACAGATATATTTACTTTTGTTAAATCTAGAGATATACTTTATGGATATTGTTCTAAAGCTTTTAAGGAAGGTAGTTAGTTATGGGTGATAAAAAACCACGTTGTATTTATTCAGGTGAGATTGAAGAATTACATGATGGTGATTCTATAGCTATAGGAGGGGAATTACAACTTGTTTATAACTCATATTTAAATATTGATTTTACATCGTGTGATACTCAATCAATTATATTAATAGGTGATACACTAATTAATTTCTCTAACTTTATTAATGGAAAACATTGTAGATTGATTATAATACAAGATGATGCTGGAAGTAGAAAAGTATTATTTACGAATAGTTTAAAATGGCCTCAAGGAATACTACCAATATTATCAATTTTACCAAATTCAATTGATATTTTTACTTTTATTAAATCTAGAGATATTATTTATGGAGATTATTTAAAAAATTTTTAGGGCGGGAGAAATAAATGGCATATAAAATAACAGTATCTAAATATTGTACAAATAGACAAGTAGCATTAACTGAAATATTTACTCAACTAGAATCAATGGGATGGACAATAGTAGATGGAAATTTTACATCTAAAGTAATAGCTTATACATCAGTAGATGTAACTAATAATCTATTTACTTCAGTAGGACATGGATTAACAAATGGAACTCCATGTCAAATAACTTCTACTGGAACTATTCCAGGTGGACTTGCTATAGTAACCCAATATTATGTAGTTAATCAAGCTAAAGATACATTTAAATTAGCAACTACTTATAATGGAACTGCTATTGATATTACTAGTCAAGGAACTGGAAATCATACTATCTCAGAGTCATGGAGAATATACAAATCTAATGGTGAAAATTCTGATAAGATTTATGAGTATATTCAAATTAATTTTTTAGCTGCAAATATTATAAATTTTTATGCTGCGTATTACTATAATATTGATACAAGGGTATTAGTTGGAAATATGTATAGTAGTATTACTCCAAACATTACAACTTCAGAAACAGGTTTTTATATTTTCGTACATGGAAATAAAAATTTAGTTGCTGTAACTTCAAAAATATCTGCTACATATACTAGAGCATTATTTGGTCATTTTCCAAAAATAATGGGTGATACTACTCTAACTACTTTAACCAATAGTATAGCTGTTGGATCTGGTGTTACTATAACAGTAGCAAGCACTACTGGGTTTGATATAACTACTACTTATCAAATAATAGGAGCATCTGGTGAAGGTCGTGATCCTATAACTATTTCTTCTATTACTAATTCTACTCAAATGGTAGTGACTAGTGTACCAAGAAGTTATTGTTCTGGTGCTTTTATTGGAGCCTATCCTTCAACATTTGGGATATTAAATACTAATGCTCTCAATTTTTATTGGACATGTCCTATAAGTATTACTGGTGTTGCTAATTGTGCTGTTCAAACTTATGGTTCGATATATTTAAAAAATTTAGATTACGTTGCTCCTGATTTTAGATCTAAAAAATATATACTTCAACCACTTGTATTTAGCTCAGTATATGATGGTTTATATGGATCAACTTCTTATGGGGCACCATATTGTGATGAATTTATACTGCAGTCTCCTACAATAGGACTAACAAGTGAAGATACGTTTGCAGTAAATACTTTAGTAACTGGTACTTCGACTGGATCAAATACATCAAGTGTTTTAAATGATACTTCTAAAACTTGGACAGTAAATGCTTATACTAATAAAGTAGTTATAATTACTGCTGGTATAGGTGTAGGACAAATTAAAAAAATAGCTTCCAATACTGCAACATCTTTAACACTGGATGGAAATTGGACCTTTGAAGTTACTCCTACGGTAACTAGTGTTTATTCTATTTGTGATGAAGGATACCGATACTTGATGCCTAATATGTATATAGCAGCAAGGGAGGGATATTAATGGCGCATAAATTAGCTATGAAATTAGATGTAACATCTATAGTTAATGGTATCAAAATGGGTACTAAAAATGATGGTAATTATTTTTCATATAGAACTTGTTTTTCGGCGAAAAAAATAACTTCTATAACTTCAAATTGTAAATATTTTAACAACCCTGGATTCGTTTGTCCATTATCTGCATATAGAGAACCAGGTATGTTTCAAATAAATGGTTAACTAAAAATAAAAGGAGATTAAAAATGGCTAAAAAAATTAGTGACTTTGTAGTAAGTATTAAACCAGAAGATGTAGTTTATACGAACTTTAATACTAGTAAAAATGGTTACAATAGCGCCCGTATCGTAGCTAATGCACCAGGAGAAAAATCTTTTCTTAGTGTTAGTATAGAATGGGAAGATAACCAAGTACCAGATTTTGTAATGGAGATGATGATGTTTATAAAGAATAGTGGTACAGCAACCGCAGGAGTTTTGGCGGGCAAAGAAAAAGATTATGAAGAATATTCTAAAACACTTGACAAATAGAAATAGATGACTATAATATAGATATGAGAAAAAAACTAACTATAGAATACATAAGATCGGAATTTGAAAAGGAAGGGTATACTCTTCTATCGGAGGAGTATGTTAATAATAAAACTAAGATGGACTATATCTGTTCTAAAGGTCACAAACATAGTATGAGATGGGGTAGTTGGCATAACAGTAATAGGTGCCCAACTTGTGCTGGGTTATTTAAACTTACTATAGAATATATTAGGGAATCATTAGAAAAAGATGGTTACATTCTTTTATCTAAAGAGTATATTAATACTAGTACTAAGTTAGATTACATGTGTAATAATAAACACCAGCATTCTATGAAATGGAATAAATGGCAACAAGGAAGAAGGTGTCCAATATGTAGAGCTATTAAATTTTCAGGGTCAGGAAATCCAAGATGGTTAGGTGGTGTATCTTATGAGCCATACTGTGAAATTTGGAAAGATAGAGAATACAAACATGATCTACGTGAACGAGATGGCAATAGATGTTTAAATCCTTACTGTGATTCTAAAAAACCTGAAGATTTAACTATTCATCACATTGACTATAATAAAAAGAATTGTAGTCCTAATAATCTAATAACAGTATGTAGAACTTGTAATTTTAAAGCAAATATAGACCGTGATTGGCATACTACATGGTATCAAGCAATAATAAAAAATAGATATGGAGGTGTTAAAAATGCCTATATCAATGACTGAATTTGAAAATCCAAAATTTAGTAAACTTCAAAATCGTTACCCTATGTCATACCAAAAAAATGACAGATTTAATGAAGTAAACCCGATGAATTATACGGAAAGGTTTCAGGGTTCGGAAGGGCGTGGTGGTTTTAAGTTCGGCGGATACAATCCGAATTCGCAGTCTACTCGTATTGAAAGAATAAATTTGTGGTCAGACAATATAACTTTAAGACCCTATTAACAGAAGGAAAGGAGATACTATGCTTACATCAGAGGAAAAGGTAAAATTTTTCGAGCCAGAATTAAATAGAATTTTTGATAAAAAACTTAGAGAGTTTACTAGGTTATGTGTAACTCAGGCTCCAGATTATTTGTTTGAAGATTGCCCATCGAGTTCCAGTGGTAAATATCATCCATTGGATGAAATTTGCCATGTTGGGACGATTATACATACGAAAAAAGTGTTCACAATGGCATATGAATTTGTGAAAGGGTTGGATTGCGAAGAACATAGGGATGAAGTTCTATCTGCAGCTATTATCCATGACCTAAGGAAACAAGGAATTACTCATTCAGGACACACTGTTAAGGATCATGCAAATCATGCTGTTAATTTGATTGATGAAGTTCAGGAAGCCACACAATTACTAACAAAGCAGCAACATGATCTTATTCGTAGATGCGTAGGATTTCATTACGGACCCTGGAGTGAAGACCCTTGGAAGAAGTCTATGGATAATTATACTCGTGAAGAATTAGCTCTGTATCTATCTGATTTTACAGTATCTAAGAGGTTTATAACTACAGATTATAGGAGAGATTAAATGAATAGTCAACTAGTAAAGGATTTGCAGAAAGGAATTACTAATGCACCATCGTCTAATCAACAATTGGATCCAGGATCACCACGTAGATATGAACCAGCTTCTGGGTTAAAGAAACATAACGAAAAGATACATAAGGAAAGCAGATATGCTACTGAATATAAAAATTTACCTTTTACATTTAGAAAACCAATTAAACCTAAGGGTAGAAATGCTTATTTACGGTGCGACAACTGTGGACATATTACTTCGGGGTCGTCTGCTACAGTAGGAGTTATATGCAACTCGTGTAATCAATTTTCTACAGTTAAGGAGGTGGAATTTGATAAATGAAATTAATAAGAGAGGTCGTCCAATAGGATATAAATTAAGTGAGGATAGTAAAGATGCTATCAGTAAGGCTAAAGTTGGTCAGGTACATAGACAAACAACTAAAGATCAGATATCTCAGTCATTAATTACATACTTCAGAAAAAAAAATCCAATTTCCGTGGAGATGGCGAAGCGTTATAATAAAGTAGGTGACGATGATACTAGAAATTGGATTAGCGATTTTAGTGATGAATTAGACATAGTTACTAATATAATGACAGATAAGTCTATTAGAAATAAATGCAAAATAGAAATTACTTGTGGACATAATATAGAATATTATTCACATAATGTTACTCCTGAATTAATTCTAATATTTAAGGAACATTGTGAGGAATGTAATTTAGATCCAGAAGATATTATAGAGGAGTCACATTAATGGCTAAAGTTAAGATTGGAAAGCCAGTAAAAGCAGGAAGACCTACAAATCCAATAGCACCTAAAAAGATGCTAAAATCTGTATTGCCAGTAGATGAAATTTTTTCTAAACCAGAGTTAGAGCTTTATAATCAATTAGTGGATATTTATTTAGAGGATTTTGATTCTGAGGATTTAACTTCAAGCGATATGGATGATATTTTAGACCTGGCTAAAAATAGAGTACTTGAATTTAGACTTTTAAAAGGTAGTAAAGAAAATCCAGATAGACAATTGGATACATCAACAGCCATAGAAAAATTATCTAAGAAGAATGAAAAGATAAAAGAGAGTTTGTCGTCTCGCAGAAAGGATCGTATAAATCCGAATGAAATGAAGGGATTTTCTATAGTAGATCTTGCCGTAGCTTTTAATAGTGATAAACGATCCAAACTCAAAGAAAAGTCAGAAAAATTAAAAATAGAAGAACTTAAAATAATGGAGTCTAGAAAAGAGTATTCTGGTAATAAGAGAGATTTAGATACTAAAGAAACTAAGGAAGATATTGATGAGTAAACGCAGAAATAAGCGATATGAAGATATTATGGAACAGGGTAAAGATTTAGTAAAGTTTTATATGGATAATCCTTGTATAGCTGCATATGACTTACTAGGTGTAGATTTAGCCCCTATGCAGAGACTAGTATTTAATGATATGTGGTTTAAAGATTATGTTATTGCTGTTTGCTCCAGAGGTTTCGGAAAAACCTATCTGTTAGGACTCTTAGCTGCTTTAAGTTGCTTACTTAAACCTGGATATAGGGCAGGTTTAATATCAACTAGTTTTAGACAAAGTAAAATGATTTTTGCCGAGGTAGAAAAATTATATTCTCAATCTTCAATATTTAGAGAAGCTTGTGAAAAACCACCTACTAGGGGTACAGATAGTTGTTATGTTAGATTTAAATCAGTGGGTGGTGTAGCACCATCCTTTATAGAAGCAGTACCACTTGGTAATGACGGTGGTAAAATAAGAGGATCGCGTTTTTATTTAATACTAATAGATGAATTAGCACAAGTACCAGATTCTATTATAGATATGGTCCTGAGACCATTTGGCGCAACATCATTAGCACCTATGGAGCGTGTTAGAAGAATAGAGCAACAGGAAAAATTAATAACCCTTGGTATAGCAGTACAAGCTGATTTTGAAAAAGAAACAGTAAACAAAATGATAATGACTTCTTCAGGATATTATAAATTTAATCATATGTGGAGAAGAATGAAGGATCATTGGAGTCAGGTAGATGAAGCAACAGTAAAAAATATAGAAAGTTCATATGCTGTTTGGCAAATTCCATATTGGGATTTACCATCTGGATTTTTAGACATGAATAACATTAATGAAGCTAAACGTGTTATGTCTATGTCAGAATTTAGAATGGAATATGAAGCTGCAATGATCTCTGATTCAGAAGGCTTTTTTAAAGCTTCTCTTTTAGAACAGTGTACTATAAATAGTGGGTTTTTGATTGAGTCGCGCGGAGATAAAAATGGTCATTATGTACTTGGAGTAGACCCAAATCAAGGTGGATCAGCTAGTGCAGGAATTGTAGTAATAAGATCAGGCACAGTAAATAAAATAGTCAATGTTTTAGAATTAAAAAAACAAACTACACAAGAGACAACTGAAACTATACAAGGTTTATGTGATAGTTATAATGTTGTTCGTATATTTATGGATAAGGGTGGTGGAGGAAAAGCTATATGTGATCTTTTGGAAGCTGGACATAAAGGATATGAAAACATTATAGATAGAACTAACGATGATCATAGACATTTAATAGGTCGTCATATATTAGAAATGGTAACATTCAATCCAACATGGATATCAGACGCTAACTTTACTACCAAAGCAATGTTAGAAAATAAAACTTTATTATTTCCAGAAGCACCAATAAGTACTACAGTAGATTTAGAAGCTAAATTATACGATAGTATAAAGACACTCAAATCCCAAATGCTTAACATTGTAGTAACTCAAACAACTTCCGGATCTCTTCACTTTGATACTCCATCTAAAAGTCAGAATAAAGATTTATATTCAGCAGTAATTTTAGCTGCTCATGGGGTTAGAGCTATAGAAAAAGAATTAGAGGGAGAACAAGAATCAGTATTACATAATTCAGGTGGGTTAATAAGGCTTAGAAATTCACCAACAAATTCTTTTAGGGAAATACAGCATATCGGAAATACTATTACCTCTATAATGCCTATTTCTTCTGCTATACTTAAGAAAAAACTTAAATAATAAACTAACCTGTCACTATGTAGAAACTATGTTTTTAATTTTAGGAGAAGTAAATTTCTCCTTTAGGAGGTTAATATGCCAGGTTTTGAAAACAATAACAACCCAGACTTTATGTCTGATAATCCTTGGGCTACTATTTCAGGAGTTAATAGTTGGCAAAATGATTATACCAGATTTAGAAGTGGTAATATAATGGATACTACATATAGTGGTACTGACACTATAATAGGTAGAGTTAAGACTGGAAGAGAGCTTGATAGAAGTAAAGTTTATAACTAAAAAATTATAAAAATTTAATTAAACGGAGGTATAGTAAAATGGCTTTTACAAGTATAGGATCAGATATAACAAAACAGAGATTGTATGAAGGAATACTATCTCAAGCAATAAATAACGAGTCGATTGACTGGGTGTTTCGGGCTGCCAGCACAGATTTAATTTTGGGTAAGGTTCTTAACAGCCGGTTTAACTTAGGTCTCCCAGAGATGGATTCATTGCAAAATACTGCGGCTGTGATTGCCTCTTCCACGGCGATGGCTGCTATTGCTACAAGCACTGCTGGATTATCTGCATTAGCTGTAACTTTAATAGCTACCAATGAGAGTATGGCTAATGTAGCGTATGGTGTAAAATGGAACACTGCTGCTTCAACACCAGTTCTTACCAAGGGAATTGTATTAAACAACGCTTTCATACCAGCGGCTTATACCAACTACCCAATACAGTCTCAGATGAAGAGGTGTGTGAAGAACACATCAGGAACTAAACTTTACGATTTACTATCCACAAATAGTATTTACAAAGCGACAGTAACAACACCACTGAGATCAGGAACTGCAACATCAACAACTGCTGGTAAACTTGTGGATACTAATGCGAACTTCACAACTGCTGGAGTAACCATAGGTCACTGGGTTCACAATACTACATCTTGTATCGCAACTCAGGTTACTGCTGTAGATTCAGCAACACAACTCTCAGTAAAACTCGATAGATTCACATCTGGAAATGCTTATAACATAGGTACTGCAAATCCACAGGCAGACGGAGCAGTAATGGTAGAAGTTCCAGCAACACATTATATAATGTGTACTGATGGAAGTTTAAAGTACTTCTTGATCAAGAACTCACAGTTTACATTTACAAAGTCAGATTCAACTGTCGTAACTTCTACTCTTCACCCTTTTTTCACGGAGGGCGGTACAAACAGAGCATACCAGTACTGGGGTGCTTTTGAATCTGTATGGTACGATAATGACGGTGGCGGGTATAAGAACCATGATGGGTCAACTGTTGCTGCTGCTGGAGATAAAGCAGTTTCCATGCCAGGGTATCAGCCTCTCACGTATCAGACTCGTCCTGAAATGAGAACGCTTCACACAGCTTATGGAAGTAGTTTCCACACTGAAAGCTACTACGCTGATGAATTCATAGGTTTGCTTTTCATAACTGAGTTTGGAACATTCAATTCACAGATAGCTCTACCTGGATACACAGAAGGAACTTGGGTTTACGCTAACACAAGAACCACTGGTAGAACAATGCACCTTGGTAATACTTCTGGGACTATAGCTGGAGTATCTGGGTTTGATCCAGGAACTTATAATATTGCTAACTCTTACAGAGGTATCGAAAACTGTTACGGGCACGTCTATAAATGGTTGGATGGTATTAACTTCAACTCTCAAAGGATCTACATTAACAACAATCCTAGTACTTGGGCAGAGGATACAGCTACAAACTACACAGACACTGGATTATATCTACCAGCTTCAGGATACCAGATGAATTTCCATGCAGGACTAATGTTACCATCTACAATTGGAGCGGATTCAGCTACCTATATTACAGATTATGTGTACTCGGAGGCTGGTTGGATGGCTCTCTTCTCGGGTGGCTTTTTGAATGATGGCGCGTATGCAGGGGTCTTCTATCGGTATGCGGGTAGCGCTGGCTCGTTTCGTGGTGCGTATTTCGGTTCCCGGTCGGCGGCCGTCTGAGTTTAAACGTGAAGGCGTAAAACGGTCGGCGAAGGTTTTTCATATGGCTTCAAGCCATATGGCGTAGAACGGACGGCGAAGAATCATAACAATTTAAAAGGTTGATCAGATGTACGGCAGCTAGTTGGATAGCTCTCTTATTTTGCTGAAGAAGTATTACTTATTGGAGACAAAGTAAAGATAGAAGATATTTTAGGAAAAGAGATAATTATCACTGGATATAAGATAAGAGAAAGTAAGTTTAATGATAGAGATCATGGAAAGTGTATTACAATACAGTTTGCAATAGATGATATACAAAAAATACTCTTTACAGGTAGTGAAGTTCTTATGAATCAAATTGAAAAATACAAAGAAGAAATACCATTTTCAACAATTATAATTAAGAACCAAAGATACTATACTTTCAGTTAAAGGAATAACTTATGACACTACAAGATCAAATCGCTCAAGGACTATCGAATGTCAAATCAGAGTTGCAGGAATCAATCAATGTTCTGTCAATTCAACAACAATCACTGTCAGACAGGCTTTATGCCATCGAAACACGAAACACTCGGCGGAGACAAACCCAGGAATCAGGGTATTTCAAGCAAAACAATCGAAATATGAGTTTATTGATCTAAAAGATGAACATACTATTAATGGAATTACATACTTAGTTTCAATTGGGTTATTAACGCAAGAAAGAGGTGCTGAAATTTTAACACCTTAAAATTACATGCTTAAAATAAAAATTAATTTAAAGGAGATAAATTATGGGATTTAAAAAAATAGGAATAATCACACCAGATATAACTGATGGAGATGTTACACATGCACCAGATGTAAATAGTGTATTTGATGCACTAGCTTTAAAGATAGATTTAACTCAGAAAGGAGCTACTAACGGAGTTGCTACATTAGATGAGAATAAACTTGTACCAACAACTCAACTTCCATCTTACGTAGATGATGTACTTGAATTTGCTACTTTGTCAGTTTTTCCAGTAACCGGAGAAACTGGTAAAATTTATGTAGACCTATCTAATAATAGAACATATAGATGGTCAGGAAGTGTTTATATTTACATTACCAGTGGAGCAGTGGACAGTGTTGCAGGAAAAACTGGAGTAGTGTCATTAGTAAAAGGTGATGTAGGTCTAAGTAACGTAGATAATACTACAGACGTTAATAAACCTATAAGTACTCTTCAACAAGGAGCATTGAATCTTAAAGCACCTATAGCATCTCCTACATTTACAGGTACTGTAAATGGTATTAGTAAAGCTATGGTAGGTCTCAGTAATGTAGATAATACAGCAGATGTTAATAAACCAATTGTAACTACTTTAGTAAATGGTATAATGTCTAGCACTGATAAAGTTAAACTTGATGCTATTACAGGAACTAATACTGGAGATTATGTGCATCCAACTACTGATGGTAATTTACATGTTCCAGCTAATAGTACAACAAACGGTGGTAAAATTTTAACTGCTGGATCTAGTGCAGGAGTATATACTTGGGAAGCTGCAGCAGTAGTTGGTTTAATTAGAGTTAATAAAACTCAATTAGATACTCCATATACTATAACTAGTAGTAATTGTTCAGGTTCAATTATATTTACTAATATTGGTGCAACTTCATCAGTTACGATGTTACTACCTGTAGGAGCTGATGGATATAGGGTTAGTGCCATAGTTACAGCAGCTTTTGATTATTCATTTGTAGCTAATGGTTCAGAAACAATTCGTTATTTAAGTAATGTAAGCAAAGGTGGTGGATTAATTAAATCATCTAGCATTGGAGATGAAATTCAGTTAGACTGGAGTGGTATTCAATGGGTAGCAAGTATTAATGGATCTTGGCAATTAGAGACATCTTAAGTAATTTTTACAAGGAGGTAGTAAAATGGCATTTACAACTTTAGTAGATGCTACATCAATATCAACTATATTGAGTAACACAACATCTATTTTATATAGAGTGTCAAATACTGTGTCACTACAAACTCAAATATTTACATCTTTAGGGACCTGGGTTAAACCGTCTGGTGTTACTGTTGTTAACGTAATGATGTGCGGTGGTGGAGGTGGAGGTGGATATAGTAATGGGGTTGCTGGTGGAAATGCAAGCATTAATGTAAATGGAACTGGTGGAGCTGGTGGAATTGGAGCAGTACTATTAATTTATTAAAGTAATAAACTAACCTCATACTACGTAGATAACTAATTTTTAGGGGGATAAATTTCTCCTTTAGGAGGTTAATATGCCAGGTTTTGAAAACAATAACAACCCAGACTTTATGTCTGATAATCCTTGGGCTACTATTTCAGGAGTTAATAGTTGGCAAAATGATTATACCAGATTTAGAAGTGGTAATATAATGGATACTACATATAGTGGTACTGACACTATAATAGGTAGAGTTAAGACTGGAAGAGAGCTTGATAGAAGTAAAGTTTATAACTAAAAAATTATAAAAATTTAATTAAACGGAGGTATAGTAAAATGGCTTTTACAAGTATAGGATCAGATATAACAAAACAGAGATTGTATGAAGGAATACTATCTCAAGCAATAAATAACGAGTCGATTGACTGGGTGTTTCGGGCTGCCAGCACAGATTTAATTTTGGGTAAGGTTCTTAACAGCCGGTTTAACTTAGGTCTCCCAGAGATGGATTCATTGCAAAATACTGCGGCTGTGATTGCCTCTTCCACGGCGATGGCTGCTATTGCTACAAGCACTGCTGGATTATCTGCATTAGCTGTAACTTTAATAGCTACCAATGAGAGTATGGCTAATGTAGCGTATGGTGTAAAATGGAACACTGCTGCTTCAACACCAGTTCTTACCAAGGGAATTGTATTAAACAACGCTTTCATACCAGCGGCTTATACCAACTACCCAATACAGTCTCAGATGAAGAGGTGTGTGAAGAACACATCAGGAACTAAACTTTACGATTTACTATCCACAAATAGTATTTACAAAGCGACAGTAACAACACCACTGAGATCAGGAACTGCAACATCAACAACTGCTGGTAAACTTGTGGATACTAATGCGAACTTCACAACTGCTGGAGTAACCATAGGTCACTGGGTTCACAATACTACATCTTGTATCGCAACTCAGGTTACTGCTGTAGATTCAGCAACACAACTCTCAGTAAAACTCGATAGATTCACATCTGGAAATGCTTATAACATAGGTACTGCAAATCCACAGGCAGACGGAGCAGTAATGGTAGAAGTTCCAGCAACACATTATATAATGTGTACTGATGGAAGTTTAAAGTACTTCTTGATCAAGAACTCACAGTTTACATTTACAAAGTCAGATTCAACTGTCGTAACTTCTACTCTTCACCCTTTTTTCACGGAGGGCGGTACAAACAGAGCATACCAGTACTGGGGTGCTTTTGAATCTGTATGGTACGATAATGACGGTGGCGGGTATAAGAACCATGATGGGTCAACTGTTGCTGCTGCTGGAGATAAAGCAGTTTCCATGCCAGGGTATCAGCCTCTCACGTATCAGACTCGTCCTGAAATGAGAACGCTTCACACAGCTTATGGAAGTAGTTTCCACACTGAAAGCTACTACGCTGATGAATTCATAGGTTTGCTTTTCATAACTGAGTTTGGAACATTCAATTCACAGATAGCTCTACCTGGATACACAGAAGGAACTTGGGTTTACGCTAACACAAGAACCACTGGTAGAACAATGCACCTTGGTAATACTTCTGGGACTATAGCTGGAGTATCTGGGTTTGATCCAGGAACTTATAATATTGCTAACAGCTATAGAGGTATTGAAAACTGTTATGGTCACATCTGGAAATGGTTGGACGGTATTAACTTCAACTCTCAAAGGATCTACATTAATAATAATCCTGGTACTTGGGCAGAGGATACAGCTACAAACTACACAGACACTGGATTATATCTACCAGCTTCAGGATACCAGATGCTTCTTCATACAGGATTAATGTTACCATCTACAGTTGGAGCTGATTCAGCTACTTATATTACAGATTATGCATACTCGGCGGCTGGTTGGCTGGCTCTCTTATCGGGTGGCTCTTTGGGTGTTGGCGCGAATGCGGGGGTCTTCTATCGGGCTGCGAATTACGCTGGCTCGGGTCGTGGGGCGGCGTTCGGTTCCCGGTCGGCGGCCGTCTGAGTTTAAACGTGAAGGCGTAAAACGGTCGGCGAAGGTTTTTCATATGGCTGCAAGCCATATGGAGTAGAACGGACGGCGAAGAATCATAACAATTTAAAAGGTTGATCAGATGTACGGCAGCTAGTTGGATAGCTCTCTTATCGAGTGGCAATTTGAATAATGGCACGAATGCAGAGGTCTTCTATCGGAATGCGAATAACACTAGCTCGAATCGTAATGCGAATATCGGTTCCCAGTCGGCAGCCACCTGGTTTCATCTGCGAATTTGGTTGACCCTACCTCTTGGTAAAACACAAAACGAACAAAGTATGGATATTAGTAGCTGAAAAGCGAATGTTTCCAGAAAAACCAGACGGAATCATAAAATGAAGAGACAATTAAATCTATATACAAAAATCTATGATATAGAAAACATAAGATTAGCGCACAAGAACGCACAAAAAGGAAAATCAAAGTATTCAGAAGTTAAGATGGTTAACGAAAATCCAGAAAAATACATTCTTGAAATTCAAGAATTGCTTAAAAACAAAACCTTTAAAAACTCTGAGTACGAAGTATTTAAGAGGTTAGACAGAGGAAAAGAAAGAGAGATATTCAAACTCCCTTATTTTCCAGATAGAATTATTCACCACTGTATTATGCAAGTTCTTGAACCTATCTGGATGAAGATATTCATACAAGACACTTATGCTTCTATGAAACATAGAGGGATTCATACTGGTGTAAAACGCATGAAACTTTTTCTTAAAGATGAAGTAAATACACAGTATTGTTTAAAGATGGATATTAAGAAATTCTATCCATCAATAAATCATGACATTCTTAAGAAGATAGTAAGGAAGAAAATCAAGTGTAAAGATACTCTTTGGATTTTAGATGAAATAATTGACAGCGCGAAAGGACTACCAATAGGGAATTATTTGTCACAATTTCTCTCAAATTTGTATTTAGCTTATTTCGATCATTGGATAAAAGAAGAAAGAAGTGTTAAATATTATTCCAGATATTGTGATGATATAATTGTTCTTCATGACAGCAAAGAGTTTCTTCACACCTTATTAAAAGACATTAAGCATTATCTTGAAACAAATTTAAATCTCATGGTTAAGCACAACTGGCAAATTTTTCCAACCAAAATAAGAGGGATAGACTATCTTGGATATAGATTTTTTGGGAATTACACATTAATCAGAAAATCTATATCTAAAGAATTTCTTTTTAAAGTTAAAAACTTAAATTTTAAATGTCTCACAAAAAGTAATGTTTGCTCACTCATGAGTTATTTCGGATGGATAATTCATGGTAACGGATACAACCTGTTAAAACAATTCAAAAAGATTTAAAATGAAAAAATTCTCAGATTTTGCAACTGAAGAAGTATTACTTATTGGAGACAAAGTAAAGATAGAAGATATTTTAGGAAAAGAAATAATTATCACTGGATATAGGATAAGAGAAAGTAAGTTTAATGATAGAGACCATGGAAACAGATTCAAATAGAAGAACTTAAGAGGAGATAATAGTAAATTAGTATTTAAAAACAAATAAGTATAGGAGATAATTTATGGAGTATAGCTCAATTGAACAGGTAACATCTACGTTACAAGAAAAATATCCAGATATAGGGATTCGTTCTATAGAGGTTGATGAAAGTTCAGGTAAATCTACTTTTTTTATAGAGCCGACTAAAAAAAGTTTAGCTTTCTTAGACGCTAATAAAGGTGGAGTTGTACCTAGAATATATAGCAAAGAACGTGCTGCTAGTATTACTAGAGATTATTTACAACGAACCAATTTAGATCTACTTCCTCCAAATGATCCATATACTGAGGATCCTAAAGAATCGTTTAAACGAGCTATACGTTATTATTATACAGAACCTTTAGTTGGATCAACTACTAATGTTTTGGCTAGTTTAGCTAGGAAAGGGTTTGAAAATGACATCGATGATGAGAATATAAAGCAATTTTTTGATGTATGGACATTTGATGTAAACTTCGATGAAATTTTAGAATGGATATTTCTAGATTTTTTTAAAGTAGGGCATGTTACTACTTATAAAGTATTGGCAAAATATGAACCACGTGTTTCGTATTTATCTCCTGTTCCTGGTCAAAAAATGAAAACTAATAAAAAAACCGCGAGCGAAGAAACAGCAGCTAAAAAATCAATATGGTCAAAAGGATTTTTACCTGTAGCATATACAGTTCTAAATCCTTTATTAGTTAATATAACAGGAAATTTATTATTTGATAGTGTATCAACAAAAATAACACCCCCACCAGAATTAACAGAACTTCTTAAAAAACCTTCTGGAGAACAAACAGAAGATGAAAAAAATCTTTTAAAAACACTACCTTCTGATTTAAAGAATGCTGCGCAAAAAGGTGGAGAGTATCAACTTGATAGTAGACTAGTAGGTCACATAACTTATAGAAAGCAACCATACGAGCGCTACGCGAAGCCTAGGAGCACTAAAGTATTTGATAGCATAGAGTATAAGAAAGCTCTTAGACAAGCCGATATAAGCACGCTAGACGGCATCAGTAACTACATCCTTAAGATAACCATAGGTAATGACGAGTATCCTGTAGTATCTCAGGAAGAATTAGAAGCTGTTGCTCAGTTATTTAATACCCCTAGCAAGGCGATCGACGTCGTATGGAATCATACTTTAGAAATAGAAAAGATTGTATCACCAGAAATTGACAAGATTTTAGGCAAGGGTAAGTATGAACAGGTTAACGATGACCTAACTACCGGACTTGCTATATCCAGAGCAATTATAGATGGTGGTGGTGGGCTTAATGCTGCTGAAGTTGATCTACTTACTAAAGGACTTATGGAGGAGATTAACTATGCTAGGAGACAGGTAACTCGTTGGATTTACAGAGAATATCAGCAAATAGCAGAAGCAATGGGTTTCGATCGTTTTCCAAAGATCCGATGGGATGACGGTGTGTTACTCGATACAATTCTCTATATGAATACACTTGCACAAATAGTGGATCGTAGAATGTTGAGCTACAGAACATCAATTGAAGCCCTTGGTTTTGACTATCCAACAGAGCTAAATAATATGACTGAAGAATTGCCGCTAGTAGAAGCTGGTACAATTGGTATTATAGGTTCACCTTTCCAAAAATCAGCAACAGGTCCTGGAGCTCCATCTAGTGGTCCTCCTAAGGGTCAAGTAAAAAAGAAAACTACAACTCCTCAAGTAGTTAAAAAATCTGACGTTTCTCCTAATCAACAGAAGAAAAATAAACAAGTTAAACAAGCTGCATCTGTAAATGATGAAGATGTTATAGACATGTCTGCTGCTGAATATGATGTTTTTTTGGAGGGCGCCAAAGAAAATTTAGATTATGATGATTATATCGATTTTCTAGATGAGATGGGTAGGATTAGATATGGCAATTAAATTAACTATAGAACAAATAAAAGAAATATTTGAAAAAGATGGCTATATTTTAGTTTCTAAGGAATATAAAAATTGTTCTACTAAACTAGAGTATAAATGTCCTAAAGGACATGAATATTCAATTACTTGGAATGGTTGGAGACAAGGTAATAGATGTGTTATATGTGCAGGACTATTAAAGTTAACTATAAAACAGGTTAGGGAATCATTTGAAAATGAAGGTTATACTTTATTAACTAAAGAATATAGTGGTAATAGAAGTGAGTTAGATTATATTTGTCCTAATGGTCATAATCATAAAACTGAATGGTTTACTTGGGGACCTATGAAACGTAGATGTCCTTCTTGTTCTAATAATGTTAAATCTACAATAGAAGAAATTAAATTAAGTTTTGAACAAGAAGGTTATACTCTTTTATCTAAAGAATACATTAATAATCACACTAAATTGGATTATACTTGCCCTAATGGGCATGATCATAGTGTAGTGTATGCAAGTTGGAAATATGGTTATAGATGCCCACATTGTAGTAAAATTAAAGTTGTAATACCTAACATGGATCATGCAAACGTAATAGTAGATGGAATAATATATAAAGTTACAAATATTGTTAATGGTAAGATTTATATAGGACAGACTATTAATACATTAGAATATAGAAAACACGGTCATGAAAAAAAATCTCGGAGCAAAAAGAATATTAGTACTTGTTTTCATAAGGCTATTAAGAAATATACGCCTGAAAACTTTAAATGGGAAATTTTAGAATATTGTAACTCTAAAGATGAATTAGATGAAATGGAGTTTCATTATATAAAACAATATAATTCTTTTAATCCAAATGGTTATAATATGACATTTGGTGGAGAGGGTACAATTGGTAGGGCATGCGCTCAGGAAACAAAGGATAAAATATCTGCTAGTAAAGTAGGAAAATTATTATCTGAAGAACATAAACAAGTATTATCTGATATGAGACGTGGTGTACCTAAAAATAAACAACACGTATTAAATGTCGCTAAAGCTAAAAGTCAATATTGGTCTATAACTTACCCAGATGGTATAAACAAAATTATTAGAAACTTAAGTGAATTTTGTAGATATAATAATTTAAGTGATAGAGGAATGTGGTTAGTAGCTAATCAATTAAGAACCCATCATAAAGGATTTAAGTGTAAAAAACTAACATGCGAAGAAATATGTAACTTAAAAAGTTAAATACAAGTATTAAACTAACCTCAGTGTAATAAGATACTAGTTTTTTTAAAGTGATATTACAGTATTTAACTAACCTGCTGTATATTAAGAACCTATTTTTAATTGATATATGGAGAATAATAAAGTATGGCTATTAAACTAACCTATGATACAGTAAGAGAATCTTTTGAAAGTAAAGGGTATACTCTATTATCTACAGAATATGTTAATAATGCTACTAAACTGAATTATAAATGTCCTAATGGACATGAACATAGCATTACATGGAATAGTTTTTCACAAGGAAAAAGATGTTCAACTTGTTCTGATACTAAATTAACTTACGAGTTCGTAAAGGAATCTTTTGAGAATGATGGATATATCTTAGGTTCTAAAGAATATATCAATAATAAAACTAAATTAAGTTATGAATGTTCTAAAGGTCATAAACATTCTATGAAGTGGGATAATTATAAACAAGGTAAAAGATGCCCAACTTGTGTTGGTTTATCTAAACCCATTATAGAATATATTAGGAATTCTTTTGAAAAAGAAGGATATGTTTTGTTGACTACAGAATATATAAATAGTAAAACTAAATTGGATTATATATGTTCTAGTAATCATGAACATAGTATGAGATGGAATGGTTGGCAACAAGGACAGAGATGTCCTACTTGTGCTGATATTAAACATTCCATTAAATACTCAGGAAGTAATCATCCATCCTGGAAAGGTGGAATATCTTACGAACCATACTGTCCAATTTGGAGCGATAAAGAATACAAACAAGATATACGTAATCGTGATGGTAATAAGTGTTTAAATCCGACTTGTAAAAAGAAAGACCATAGACTACATATTCATCATATTAATTATAACAAGAAAAGTTGTAGTCCAAGTAATGTAATAACTCTATGTGGAAGTTGTAATACTACCGCTAACAATAATCGTGAGTGGCATACAGCTTGGTATAAAGCACTTATGTATATGAGATACAATTATAAATAAAAATTTTTGTGGGTGGAGAATATAATGGAAAATAAATTTTATTTAGAGGCTCCTATAATAGTTCAAGAAGAGACACAATTACTTAAAGAAAAAGCTTCAAAAGTAATAAATTTACCAGGAGAAAAAGATCGTCAACCAGATCTTCAATATTTCTCGGCAATTTTTGTATCTTCAGGAGAAAATCTCAATCACGCTTATTTCTTGGGTTCCGAGTTAGTAGCTGCAGAAGGTACAATAATAAATAAAGCTTTAGACATAGAACATCAAGAGGAAAGTATAATAGGTCACATCTATGAACGAGTTTTTATAGATAAAGAAAATAATATACTTGATACTGCTGAATTAGCATCCAGAGAAGTAGCCGGTATGGATAATGTTGATATGCATATAGCTATAGCAGGTATTATTTATAAGAATAGATTCCCTAATATAGCTCAAGAAGTAGCTGATAATAAATGGAAAGTTTCTATGGAATGCTACTATAAGGATTTTAATGTGAAAATAGGAAGTCTAATTTTAGATAGAAAGGAAGCCGAAGCTATTGGATTAGCCACATCAGATGATTCTACTTTAGGGCGTTTAGCAAAAGTAATTAAGGAAGGAAAAGAAATTGCTAGTGGCACTATAGCAAGAGTTTTAAGAGGTATTTGTTTTTCAGGATGTGGTATAGTAAAGAATCCTGCAAACCCACCCTCAGTAATTTTAGAAACGGCGGCTGAGAAAAAAGATATTATTACAGATTCTAACAGTATAATTATACTAAATTACAACAAGATAGAACAAGATAATAATGTAACCTCAGAGTATGTAGAAACTAGTTTAAAAAAAGATGAAGCTCGTGATGGACTTATAGACGATAGTGTAGGAATTTGTGTTAATTTTAAACTTCGTCTAGAAGGTAAAGATGGAAAAGTTGTAAAAAACAATTGGTGTACTAGATACGAGAAGTCTTGTACTTCTTTTAGTAGAGACACAACCGACCAAAAATGTTTATATGTAAAAGAAATTATTAGTCTTACTGAACAAGCTACTAAAAAGTTTTTAAAGAAAAGAGCGTCTAAAGATAAACGAAAAATGCTTTTAGATGGACTAAAGACTGCTTTACGTGAGGCAGCCAAAATTCAATCACGATAGGAGGAATTAAAAATGGCAGATTTAGGAATTGGACAACAGGGTAAACTTAAAAGTACCCCAAAAATTGTTCGTATAAATGGTGATGACGATAAAAAGGTAATTTACCGTAATATGGGCAATAATCATACTTACCCGTTTGTATGGGCAAGTACAGCAACTATTGATCTACGTGAGACTACAAAAGTTTTAGCTTCAGGTATTAAATGGCATGGTTTTGATTTAGCATCTTATGCCACTGTTGTAGCTACTCCAGACTGGAATACTACTTGTTTTGTTACAAGAGACACTGTTACTAATGTTATCACTCTTAATGTTGGAACAGCAGCTACAGTTTCTGGAACTGGTCATGTAAATCTGATGTTCATGCTCGGTAATGATTTAGAAGTTGAAGGGTTGTATTGTAGAGGTAACATAGGTGCAAATCAATGTTTTCCGTAATATTTTTTAAATAAGGTAAGGAATAATAATTTATGTTAACACAATCAGGTTGGTTAAGTTGTAAGAACAACTTGTTAGGACTAAAAAATTGCAAGGAGGAGACTTAACATATGGATAAAGAACTAGAAGTACAGGTTGCAAATGTTGTAGAAAGTTTGTTTAATGAAAAGGAAGAAGCAGAAATTCGTAAAAGAACAGAGGCAGAACTTCAAAAAGCTGCAACTTCAATTTCTGAACTAGCCAAAGCTCTTGAAGTAAAAAATGGTGAAGTTTCAGACTATGAAGTTAAACTTTCTGAAAGTGAAGCACGCATTAAAGGACTCACATCTGAGCTAGAGGCAGCTAAGAAAGAGTCAGAAACTGCTAATACGAAACTTGCAGAAACCGTTACTATTTTGGACAATATTAAAAAGGACAGGGCAACAGAGCAGAGAATGGTTGAACTTGAAACTGCTGGAGTTGCACGGGCTGATAAAGATTCTCAGGCTAAGAAAATTAGAGAAATGTCAGAGGAAGATTTTGCGTCTTATAAAGATGAGTTGGTTTCAGTAAGACAGGCTGTCATTGACGAACTTGAAAAAGCTCGTAATAAAGCTGAGTCTGATGCAAAGGCAGAGGAAGACGCAGCTAAAAAAGCTGTTGTAGATAAGAAAAAAGTAGATCCTAATGCTGATCCTGGCATGATGGATGAAGATCCTAAAACTGGCAAAAAATTTATGAAGAAAAAATGCTCGGTTGAAGGGTCTGTAGAAAATGAAGAGGCTTCTAATAGAGATGAGGAAAGAACAGCTCCTGCTCAGATTTCTATGGGTCAAGTTGCTATGGCATCTTTAAATATGGAGTATTTACCTAGTGAAGATCTCAAAGCCAAATATCATAAAATGGGCATTGAGATGGCTAAGAGATGGAATAGAACTGAATAACTAAAGATCTAATAGGAGGAAAAAGGACATGTTTATACCAAGACATCCTGTCGTAGAAAATCAATTTTGTAGTTATGGGGCTCAGACAGCAACTGCCGCAGCCGGTATTGGTGGGGTTATTGCTTACGCTGGGTCTGTTGTTTATTTGGATCCTGCAGCAACAAATGAGGAACCAAATGTAATTAAAATGGGTTATAAGGCTTCGCCTGATACGCCATTTGGGTTTCTTATGCAGAAAGTAAAGACTGGTTATCATCAAGTACACCCTGCTGGCTTTTATATGCCTGGTGATTTGGGATCTAGTGATGTTATTGCTCAACCAAGTTACAGTGCTGCTGGTGTTATTACTGGCACCAAAGCTGTACCTGTTGGTGTAGCACATTTGGGTATTTGGGATACCGTACATTACACATGTACTGGTGGAGCTACCCCATCTGCTAAGATGACACCTGGAGAGTCTCTATATGCTGCTAGTGATCAAGCTAAAGTCACCAATAGTGCAGTAGTTTCTGATAATGTTGCTGATTCTGCTGGTGAGAATTGTTCTACTACTGTAGTTGCTCGTGTTATTAAGGGTGCTAGCATTGCTAAATGTTCTGCTAATATCAATAATACTACGTTGTACCCAATCAGAATTAAACTTCTGATTTAGTTTTAAATTAATTGGATTAAGGCACGTTAACCGTGCCTCCAAAACTAAGAATTAAAAGGAGGAGTTGTTAATTATGGATCTTAAAGAAATGCAAGAATTATTTAAACAAACGGCGAATATCCAAACGCCAGAGGGTTTAGCAGCGTATCGTGCTTTTGCTGCGGCTCTAACAACTCCAATTTTGCAGAAGATTGAACTGGAATCGATTATGCGTCAGCTGTTTGCCGTAGAACGGCTTGCAGCTGGTGCTCAGGCTTAATGACATCTACGGGAGATGTATGGTCTGATTAAATCTTGCTATATGCTGGAAAACTCTAAAGCCGTCCTTTGCTGACATGCAATAATAAGGAGGATATATGGATAATCAGCAAGTAACTTCAATAAATAATAATTATTTTGCTGGGCTAATAGATAGTGACTTTGGTGTGTATCTTACTAAAAATACATATAAAGGTAAACTAAGTATTAGACCTAGAATTTGTTTTGTAAATACTAGGTTTGAATTAATAGAAGTAAGTTCATCATTTTTAAAATCTAATAATATAAATCATCATGTTGGGTTAGAAAAAGCTACTATAGGTAGAGATCATAAAAGAATACAGATTATACGACTTGATAAATGTATAGATTTTGTTGATAAATGGTCTCATTTTAGTATAGTTAGACGACCCCAACTAGAATTATTAAAAGAATTTTGTATAGGTAGGGTTAAGTACGTTAATGAAGAAGGATGGAAATTTAATAATACACCTTATACAGAAGAACAAAAAGATTTATTTGATGAAATACAACAACTTAATTTAAATTATAATAGAGATGATGGTTATAGAAATAAAACTTTTTCTTGGTTAGCTGGTATGATAGATGGTGATGGTTCTATATATTTTAGTGATACACATAGAAATACTAAATATAAAGATACTATATATACATATAGAAAAATTACACCTTATTTAAAAATAACTACTGAATCACATACAGCCTTAAATAATATAAAAGAAATATATGATAGTCTTAACATAAGATACTATATTGAAGAGGTTAGAGGTAAATTAAGTAAAAAAATTAAAAACAAGGTGTTTAAATATCATTATAATATAGTAGTTAAAGAATTTGACCCGTTGCTAATTATTCTTAATAAACTTAATGGTAAGTTAATAGCTAAACAAAAACAATTAGAACTTATGATTGAATATATAAATTCTAAAAATAAGAATATACATTATACAGATGATGTGTATAATATAGTTAGTAAATTAAAACAATTAAATAATAATTATTGAAGATACTTCAGAGACTAATACGCAAGACACCATAAGGTGAAGATAGAGTCCATTTATTATGGAAACATAGTATATTCAATGGTATATCCTGTGGCTGAAGATTTCGAGATTTCGTAAGGAGTTTCGTAACCTAACTAAATGCTGGAACATCTCAAGATTTTAATTACTGATATGTAATAATATTAAAGATGAGACAATCAGCAGGAAACCTTATTAAGGATTCCTCAGAGACTACATGTTAGGCACTTAATTGTGAAGATATAGTCCGAACTTATATGGAGACATATAGAAGTAGTTTCGCAACTACTCGCCTAAATTATTTATTTAGGTCATAAAAGTAACAGATTTGTCCTGTTTGGGTTTTGCCTGGGCTTGGTTATATTGCGCAAAACTTTATCGAGGGTATTGGTGAAGAGGTATATGTACCTACTTTTACCATCGATACATCTGCAGATTGGAAGATTACATATGCGAGAGATTCTCGTATAGATATTGCTCAGAGAGCTGCTGCTCGTGCGGCTAAGGAACTTGCTAATTACGAAGAGGAATGCGGATGGAGAGTTATTATGCCTGCTGCAACATCTTCGTTTTCAGGTAAGGGTCTTTTAGGCTCTAGACCTGCTCCGATTTATGAAATCGTACCTGCATCTTCAGGTGCTGGTTATCTTTCTAAGGAGCTTATTAACAAGATGATCGTAGGTTTTAAGAGAATTGGTCGTACATTTACCGATCTCTACTTGTCACCAGAGGATAAAATGTGTCCCGCTTTTGCGTAAGTAAAAGATGAAAAAAGAACTATATGCTGGAAGTTCTCGTTAGGTTCTAAATACTTAACCTACTTTATAGTAAGGAAGTAAAAATTTTAGAAATAGAGATAATCAGCAGGAAAGGTAAATTAAATATGAAAAAAATAGAAGTACCTGATAAAGATGTTTTATATAAATTATATACTACTGATAATAAATCAATGTCTGATATAGCAGTTATATATAATACATCTACTATGACTGTAAGATCTTGGCTTAATAATCTTAAAATAATTACAAAAATTTCTAATGTAAATATTTATAAAGAATTAAGAACTACAGATTTTAGTAAAAATCAAATTGATCTACTTATAGGATCAATTATGGGAGATGGTAATTTAAGAATTCCTAAACATGGTAAAAATGCTTCTTTTAGTGAAAGACACTGTGAAGAACAACGAATGTACCTTGAATGGAAAAGAAATTTATTAATGCCTTTTGTACAAAGTGATTTATGTATAGAAGAAGGTGGTGTACATACAATATCAGGTATAGAATGTATAGTTCAAAAATCATATAAATTAGCGACAGTGTCTCATCCATTTTTAACTGATTTATGGATGAAATTCTATAAAGGTAATGGTAAAAAGATTTTACCAGATAACTTTGATGAACTACTTAATTTATTTATATTAGCAGTATGGATATGTGATGATGGTTCATTGGTATGGAATTCTATAAGAAGAAATTATAGAATAGATTTACACACTGAAAACTTTACATATGATGAAATAGTTAAAATAGTTAGAACTATCCATACATTATTTGATGGTAATATAATTATTATACCAAGAAAATATGAAAGTGGTATAAAGTATTATATTAGTTTAAGAGGTAAAAAGGAATTACATTCAATATGTAAAATTATGATTGATTTTGTTCCTGAGTGTATGAAGTACAAATTTATAACTCATATTTAATTTGAATCCTCAACGACTACATGTTCTTCCCCACTTTGTGGGTGATGATATAGTCTAAGCTATATGGAGACATATAGAAGTAGTTTCGCAACTACTCGCCTAAATTATTTATTTATTTAGGTCATAAAAGTAATAGATTGGCGGCTGATATTAGAGAGTGGACAGATACTGATATTGATCCTGTAACCAGACGTGAGATTTTTCAGGCTGCTGGTATGGGTTCTATCTGGAATGTAAGACTTCACGAAATTCAGCACCTTGGTGCAACTGGGCTTTATAACATTAATGGTCACGCTTCTGCTTACGGCAAGTTTATAGCCGACGCTGGAGAGAGCTATAATGCTTATACTATTGAAAACCCAAATGTAACAAATGCTGATGGAACAATTGGTACTTTAGGTGAAACTCAGGTTATGGGGTTTGATATGACGACTAATGATTCACTAGTAATGCCCATCAGAAAGGAATTTGAGGCTATCGATGATCCGACGTTGCTGCGTATGCAGAAGCAGGGCTTTTTTGGTTGGGCCGAATTGGGATTTGCATGTTTGGATTCCAGAATTTTGGCGCTAGGGGTTATTGACAGGAGTTTATAATACTTTTATAAACTATATTTAATAAGGATAGGGGTTATTTAAGATTATTTTATCTTAATAATCCCTATTTTTATATTGACATCTTTGAATATGTGATTATATTGTGTATACAACTATAATAGGAGGTATACAATTTGCAAAATTTTAAATCTAAGTTATGTTTATTATGTAGTACTGATTTTTTTCCGACCAGCCCAAAACAAAAATATTGTGAAAAGTGTAAGGAAGAAGGTAGAAGAATAGCGGATAGAAAAAGAGATTTGAATAGATTTAGAAAAAAATTTAATTATTGTGAGTTCGATAGAATATGTTTATGTTGTGGTATAGAATTTAAAACTCATTATTCTAAGAAAGTTTATTGTGGTGCGTCAGTATGTGATAAACATAGATTAGTATTAAAAAATAATAGAGTACAAGCTACCAGAAAAACTTATTTGATAGAAAAAGGTAGAAAGTATTACGCATTAAATAAAGAAAAATGTTGTCTAAGTAAAGCAAATAAATATAGAAAAGATCATCCTGAGGCTAAAGAATATATTTCAGGCAAGATTAATAGGCATAATATAAATTTTGTAAAAGAGTATGTAGAAAGTCAAAATTATGCATTAGTTTCTGAAGAGTATACTAATAATAGAGATGATATAGTACTTATGTGTCCACATAATCATGCATGGACTACAAGTTTTCATAATTTTAAAGATGGTGGTGCTAGGTGTTTTTATTGTTATTTAAATAATAATTATACCTCTAAATTTGAATTAAGTGTTAGAAATTTTGTTAATGAAATATATAGTGGTTCTATTATATATAATGATAGAACTATGATAGTTAATACATTAACTAAAAAGAACCTAGAATTAGATATATTCTTTCCTGAACTAAATAAAGCTATAGAATGTAATGGTATATATTGGCATTCATCTGAGCAATCAGTAGTTAAAGATGCAATAAAAATAGATCAGTGTAATAGTAATAATATAGAATTGTTGACTATTACAGATGAAGAATGGTTTTGTGGTGATGGTAAGGAGTTAGTGTTATATTTTTTAGATGCAATGCTCATAAATATATAGTTTTTAATTACTAACATTTTAAATACAGGAATAAATTATGGTAATAACATATAATGATGACGGATTGGAGAATTTAGATAGTTTTTCATATATCTATAGTAGAGATATATTTAAAAAATATAATCTTTATTTTAAATTTGTATTAAGTTGTAAAGAATGTGGTGAATCATTTTTTATGAGATTAACTTATCCTACTAATTTATGTAGTAAAAAATGTGCTCATAATTCCAAAGAAGTTAGGGCTAAAATATCTAAATCATCAATTGGTCGTATAAAAAGTGAAGAAGAAAGACGATCTATATCAATAAGAAAGTCAAAGGGTGGTGTAGTAGTTAATAATATTCCGCTATTCAAAACTTATAGTAATCAACTTGTAGGTATTGAAGAGATAAGAGATAATGAAGGGGTACTTCAAGCTAAATGCTCTGTTTGTAAAGAGTGGTTTAGTCCAAAAAGGACAACTGTGGAAGCTAGAGCACAGTTTATAAAAGGTAATATTAATAGAGAAAGTAGATTTTATTGCTCTGAGGAATGTAAAATAGCGTGTCCAATTTTTAATAAACATACATATTCAAGAGGGCATAATCCAAGAAAAAGTAGAAATAACAATATAGTAACTGAAAATCAACTAAGAATATGGTCATCTGAGGTATTAAAAAACAATGATTATTTATGTGAATTTTGTGGTCAAACTGCTACTGAATCACATCATGTAATACCTAAGAAATTAGCGCCATTTTTTGCATTAGATCCAGATAATGGAGTAGCTTGTTGTCAGAATTGCCATTATAAATATGGTCATAATGGTAGTTGTTCTACTGTTAGTTTATCACAGATACAATGCTCATAAATTAATTTATTTTAAGCGAGGAAACAAAAAATTATGGGTTTTACAAAATTAATTACAGAAAGCCATCAGTCCTTATTTCAATTTTATGGAAATAAATTAATATCACCAAGTGATGAGGCTATATACAATTGGATTTTTAAGGCTGATAGTAATGGTAATGTAAATAATAAAACTTTATCTAATTTTAAAACTTTTGATGACATAATATCAAATAGTCAAACTTTAAATATATTATTAAGTTCACCAAAAGTTATGAATTATATAGTGTCTTTACCTAGTTATGCATTTACTACTATCTGTAGCAATAGTAATTCATTTGCAAATGTATTAGCATCATCTACTGCTATGAATATTATAGCAAGTTCTAGTACTGCTATGTCGTTTATTATTGCTAATAATATCACTCGTGATGCTTTATTAGGGTCATCACTAGCTATGCCTATTGTTGTTAAATCATCGGTTGCAATGTCAGTAGTTGTTAAATCTTTAACTACTATGACTATTATTGCTGATTCAAGTATTTTAATGGGGTATATATTAAAGTCAGTTAATGCATTAAATGAGGTTAGTAAATCTACTATAGCTATTAATGCAATTGTTTTATCTGGTATAGCTCTTAAAATTATAGTAATGAATATTTCCGCCGCGATAATTCTTGAAAGCGCGTTACAATCAAATGTATCTAAAATATTAACTACATTGACTGCTTCAAGAACTTTATTTATAAAATCATATACGTCAGCATCTTTAATTAAAAACAAGGATAATATATGGCATACTGATTCTAATGTATTTATTATTCCTAGTTATTTTATATTAAATCATGGACCAGTAACATATACGTCTATTTTTTATTCATTATTAAATTCAAATACAGTATTAGGTTCAGCCTCATGTATTGGTACTAATTCAAAAATATATTATAGCCCTTCAGTATCATTAAGAGGTAGTAAAATAACATTTACATATTCAGGTAAGTTCAATTTAGCTGGTGCATGCTTTTATACTATGTTTACAGCAGTTTAATTAATTATGACCATACAGTATTTAACTAACCTATTTAAGATATAAGAAGCCATATTTTTTTGGCGACCAAAATAATAAACTAACCTCGTAAGGTAGGAAACAATGACAAATATTTACATACTAACAATTTTTTTGATGTCAGTTATACTTACTGAAGCAATTACTGAAATAGTAACCAAATCCGAGATATTTGAACCATTAAGATCTAAAGTATTTAAATTAGGACAAAGTAATAAATTTTTTAAATGGTTGCATAGTTTATTAGATTGCGGTTATTGTTTTTCAGTATGGTCAGGAATATTAATTGCTTTATTATTTTTTAAGGATATTGATTTATTACATTGGAGTATGGATTGGTTTTTTGTAGCTATAGTTTTACATCGTTCATCTAATTTATTTCACAATGTAATGGATAGAATTCATGGAAATTAAGGACAAGGTATAAATAATTATTATAGAAAAGGAGAAATTATTATGAAAGGTTATGTTATTAATTCTGCAAATACTTGGATGCATGCTATGAAAAGATCTATAGGACCAGGGGCTAAAGTTCCTTTGTCTGAGTTATTTGAACAGTATGGTGTTAAACATGATTTAGCTGAAGGTGATGAGTTTATTACCTGGCTTAAGGAAACAAAATTAAAGGGTAAGGATAATTGGAGAATTGTTTTAGATGATGAAATTATTATAGAAGATATAGCATCAAAAAAACCATCAGTTCTGCAAAGAAAAAAGTTAACTGGGAGTAACGTAGCTCCTATGGTACAAACTAAAATAGCTGTAGAAGATGTTGTAGAAATGTCTGTTAGACAGGCTAGAGAAACTTTACCAAAGATAAAAGATTTAAATTTATTAAAGTATGCTTTTCAAGAAGCTAATCAAAGAGCAGGTAAAGACAGCTTGTGTAGAATTCTTAGAAAAAGAATAAAAGAATTACAAATTGCTAGGTAAAAATAAACTATATTTTAATTATCTGGAGGATAATATGAACGTATTAAAAAATGGATATACTTGGTTAGAAAATGATGATCAGATGGGTAGTATTCCTGATATTGATAAGAGTGAGGTATTGTCAGATTCATCAAATACAGGATTGTATTCTTATACAGTAGGCACTGGTAGAAGTAAGTTAATACGTGCCAATAAAACTCAGTTAGATAGCCCAGTTACTATGGTTGATGTAGACTGTAATGGGTTTAAAGTATTTACAAATACAGACGCAGTTTCTGAAACTATAATGTTACTTCCTAATGGTGTTGATGGGTATAGAGTTAATGCCATCATAACATCAAATTCAGGTTTTGCATTTAAAGCAAATGGAACAGAAACAATACGTTATCTAAGTACAGTAAGTAAACCTGGAGGAAGTATTACTTCATTAAGTACTGGTGATCAAATACAACTTGATTGGAGTGGAACTCAATGGTTAACAAGTGTTCTTGGAACATCTTGGCAATTAGAAATATCTTAATATTTGGTATTACTTTGATAATATTATTTTTTAAACTAAGGCGGACATAATGATAATTTTAAGAAAACTTGGGAGTCAAGAAGTATGTAGAGTGATACTTTCTGATCCACTTATTGGTATAAGTGATGAGTTTAACCAAGTTTTTTCTACATTTTATGTTTATACACCTGGTAGAATAGAAATAGTACACGGTGGTAAAGTTCTTACTAGTCCTATAGATTTTGAAGAAACCGGCGCAAGAGAAATAACATTTAAAAATTTTAGACCAAAAGATTTAACTTTATTCAGTGCTAATTATGAAACGTGTTACTATACTGATACTACAACAAATGTTCAAGAAGGAATAACTAATATACCAATAGATTCATCGTCAGTATATATTGATTTTGCTAGCCCATTACCAGATAGTGAATATATATTAACTGTTAGTTTAGAAAATAGAATAGACACTAATTCATCAGTATATCCAGTTTTGGTTAGAAGTAAAACTATACATGGTTTTATAGCAGATTTCTCTGGTGAGATAGACTCAAGTAATTATTATCTAAATTGGAAAGCTTCTTATGCTAGTATAGGACCAGGTGGTTTAAATATTACAGAATTATCAGAAGATACTAGTCCAGAATTATCAGGTAACTTAAATATAGGTGACCATTTAGTAATGTTAGATTCATCTCCAACTGGATTAGATATTTATGGGTGTGTAATTGGATATAGTGGTGAAGCTTCAGAGATGTATGTAGGTGGTAATTCTACTGGTTTTGCTTGTCCACTATATATAAAAGATGATGGTGGATGGGAATCAGCATGTGCAGCAAGTGGTATTTATCATATGCCTTGCATGGCTTTAGCTTTAGAAGAAGGATATGGAGAAGTTAAAAAGATCTTCTGGAAAGGTAATATAAGGAATGGACTTTGGAATTGGATTCCAGGAAGTAAGATTTATGTATCAGAAACTGAAGGTTTATTAACCAATTTTAAACCTTCTGATGGTTCTTGGATACAAGTTGTAGGAGTTGCTATATCACCAGATACAATAAGGTTTAATCCAGATTTAACTTCGTAAAATACTACTAAAAGGAAAATAAATAAAATGGCAAAATTTACAAATAAAGATACACATCTTAGGAGTGATGAGAAAGTAATTTTAGGAACGTCACTAGATGCTAATTTATTTTGGGATGGTGATAATAGTCAACTTAGATTAGATACTACTATTAGCGGTGTTACACCAACTCAAGATTATCATTTAGTTACCAAATCTTATGTAGATGATACATTAGCTACATTAAGTGGATCTATTGTTTTAGATCACGGAGAATTTAATGGACTTGAAGATGATGATCATTATCAATATACATTTGCCGATGGGTATAGGGGTTTTATTAACACTATTTCAGGTGTTGATCCAACACAAGACTATCACCTATCCACTAAAGGATATGTTGATTCAGAACTATCATTGGTTGATGGAAATATTATTCATGAGCATGATGAACTTACTGGTCTTTTAGATGACGATCATACTCAATATACTTTAGTTGATGGAACTAGAGCATTTACAAGCACTGTGGGTGGTATTACACCTACTGCAGGCTCACATTTAACAACTAAAGATTATGTTGATTTACTTGTTCAGGGTATCGATTGGCAGGAAAGCATTAAAAATTTTTGGACACCATCTACCGGTCTTCCTATTGCTCCAGTAGATGGTGATAGATATGTAGCAATTGATTCTGGTAATGGTTGGACTGCTACTTATATTTACACCTATGATGGAACTCAGTGGGTAGAATTAACTCCAAATGAAGGTTTTTCAATTTGGTTAGAGAGTAGTGATGGTACTTATGTTTTTAATGGTGTAATGTGGATACGATTTGGAAGTACTATATCTCATAATACTGCGAATGGTATCCAAGGTGGTGAATTAAATGAGTACTATCATTTAACCAATACTCAATTTAATGCATTAACTATTAGCAGTGGTATTAGTAATGCTTCATCTGAGCATATTCATGATGATAGATACTATACCGAAACTGAAATGGATGCTACCATTTCTGGTCTTACTGTAGGTGTTAATACTTATAGTGACCATGGTAATCTTACTGGTCTTGGTGATGATGATCATACCCAGTATACTTTAGCTGATGGTTCTAGAGCATTTACTTCTGCAGTTAGCGGTGTTACTCCTACAGCTGATACACATCTTGTCACTAAATTGTATGTTGATACTATTAGTGGTACTTTACAGGGTGCAATTGATGATGTAGTAAGTGATTTGTCTGGTCTACAGCATGATGCTCTTGGTGGTTTGGTAGACGACGATCACACTCAGTATATACCTGTTAATGGGTCGCGTGGATTTACCAATACTGTATCAGGTACACATCCAGTAAATAGTTATGATTTAGCAACAAAAGCTTATGTTGATATTGGTAATATAGATAGACGTGGTAGAACTTCAATAACTAATAATACTTCTATGTTAGTAATTAATTTTGATGATTTAGGTCATACTAATTACACAGTAAGTGCTTCCATTAGAAATATTGTCGATATTGAACCGTCTAACTATATGTTTATTATTACTGGAAAAACATCGAGCAGTTTTACTTTATTGTTAACTGAAGATGTGGATTCAGATAATTATGTTTTTTGTTGGACTGTTATAGAAGAAACTATTTGGGACAGTAGTTATGACAACTTTACGTTAGTTAATGTCGAGCAGACCGATAGTCCAGTAACAATGATAGCTTCTGATTGTACAGGATTTATAATGTTTACGAATACAGATGCAACTTCAGAAATTGTAATGCTTCTTCCTCCTGGGGCGGATGGATATCGAATTAATATTTTAGTTACATCAGATACAGGTTTTACATGTACTGCATATGGAACTGAAACAATTCGTTATTTAAATTCAGTAAGTATTTCTGGAGGTAGTATAATGTCAACTGGTATAGGTGATCAACTACAACTTGACTGGAGTGGTACACAATGGATTGCAAATGTACTTGGAACTTCATGGCAATTAGAAACATCGTAAAAGTTTAAAAATTATTATGGATAGGATCCAATTTATTTAGTAATAGGTTATATTAATATGGAGTGAACTACCCCTACCCTAAAGGGATAGGGGCTTCGAAAGAAGCCTAAGTTCACCAGACTCAGTTGGCGGAAACGCCAGCTACGATAGTTAGGTCACGACACCCTTGGTTGACGCATCAGACTGAGG